GCCCGAGTTGCCCGGAGTAGGCTGGACCGTGCCAATGCAGGCCGTGAGGTTCCTATGCCCGATTCCGTAACACCCGAGTCCATCCTGAGCGTCAACCAGACCATCAAGCGCATGCCGAGCCGAGACTCGAACTGCCGCGCCCTGCTTCGCAAGTGGGGAATCGTCCGCGACATGGACGGCACGAAGGTGGTCATCTGGGGAGACGTCCTCGCCAAGCTTCGCGAGTCGAGCGTGACATGAACCCCCTCGACGACACACCCGCCGAGTGCCCACGCTGCGGCGAGCAACTGACCCAGGAGTGCGGCAAGTACGACGGCAACTGTCAGCCCTTCGCCGTGATTGTGGCCCTCGGCAACGATTCCGTGATGGGCATGTATGACCGCCCGTACTTCTGCTTCCGGCTCGAGGGCCGCTGGTTGCTGGGCTTTCCGGGTGAGGCCGTCCCGGCCGACGCTGAGGCTCAGGGCCTGCCCCTCGTCTGGGACGGCGAGCCCGTCATCCCCAACGCTGACCGGCTGGTCAGGCTTGCCGAGGCGACGGAGCGCAACGGCGACCACCACAGCCACGTCCCTATCCGCAACTACGACGCCTATGACCTCCCGTGGTACGCCGACAAGTGGGCGCGGATCTTGGGTGGCCGTGTCGTGCTGACCGGCCGTGACGGCGGGCAGGAGGTGACGCCATGAGCCACCAAGCCTGCGACGAATGCAACCGCCAGCGGGGACACTCCCGCCGATGCAGCCACTACGCACCGAGGGACACGCGCACGGTCGGTGCGTGGGAACTGGCCATGGTGCCACCCGTGGACCCCAAGGCGTGGGACAGGTGCCCACCCTGCACCACGGACGACGACATCAGGGCCATGGTCGACGCGGTGCTGAAGGCTGAAGGGCTCGGGCCACCGTCCTTATAGGGTGCCTAATGACGCGCCCTCGGGTATCCTCCTTATAGGAGGACTGAAGTGGAAGCGGAGTTGCTCATCCCGATGTCAGTGAAGCAGCAGGAGGGAATCCCGCTGCTCATCCAGGGCTATACGCAGTCCGAAGTGGCCCGCCGACTGGACATTAGCCAGTCGGCGGTCTGCCAATGGATGAAGCGCCCCGACTTGCGGGAGTTCATCGAGGACCAACGGGCCCACCTACTCGAGGGCGGGCAGCTTGCCCTTGACCTTCTGGCGCAACCCGCCATCGCAACTATCCGCGACGTCATGCTGGACGAGTCGCAGTCGGGCGCCACACGACTGAAGGCCGCGGCCATGGTCCTCGACCGTGTAGGGCTCGTGTCCCAGGGCAGCAATGAGCGCACGGAGATTGACCTCCCCGAGCTCGCGGAGTGGATGGCCGAGGTGATGGCTCAGGCTGGGCCGAAGGAGTGACCAGCACGGCCACCATCCTGGCCGCGCTCAAGGGCATGTCACCCGAGCAGGTCAAGGGCTTGCATGCGTTGCGGATGCGCGAGGTCCAGCGAGGGGAGGACCACCCGCTATGGTCCGTCGAGTTGTGGGACCGCCGCAAGCCGAGGACCAGCCAACTACGAGCGGCCCGGCTGCTTGAGGCACACACCTATCTGCTCATCTCGGGAGGGAACAGGACAGGCAAAACCGAATTGGGCGCCATCCTGACAGCGTGCGCCTTGTATGGACGGCAGCACCCTGACGTCGTGGAGTTCTGCCGTCGTCATCGTGTGAAGCCCGAGGTGTTCCCGACAGCACCATCGAGGGTGTGGGCCAGTGCCCTGACCTTCGGCGACCCGACGCTGGTCATGCGTAGCAAGTTGGAGACCTACCTGCCTCCTGGCACGAAGTGGTATGGCCGGTGGGCAAACCAACAGGCCCGCGCGGTACTGCCCAACGGGTCCGAGGTCACGTTCAAGGCGGACCAGCAGGGCCGGGAGAAGTACCAGGCCGACAACATCGACTGGCTATGGACGGACGAGGAACATTCGGGCCCTGTCTGCGAGGAGGCCCGTATGCGCCTCATTGACCGTGCAGGACGTTGGGTCAACACCATGACGCCGCTCAAGGGCAAGACGTGCATGTGGGATTGGTTCGCCTGTCCAGACGGCCCGAAGCGGCTACCGAACACGGCATATGCGCAGCTCAGCATCCACGACAACCCGTGGCTAACCGAGACGGCAGTGGCTCAGGCCCTCGCTGGCAAGGGCGCCCATGAGCGGGCCGCTCGCGAGCGCGGTGAGTTCGTCGCCCTCGAGGGTCGGGTCTACCCTGACTGGAATCGTGATGTCCACGTCCTGCCACTCGCCGAGTCTCAGGCCCTCATCCGCAAAGCCAAGGCCGAGCAGTGGCCCGCGTATGAGTCCATCGACTTCGGGACACGCAACCCGTTCTGCTGGCTGCGCGCTGTCCATGACCAGCGGGACGACACGCTGATCTTCGTGGACTGCCACTATCAAGCCGAGTGGCTGCTAAGCCGTCACGCTGAGGTCATCCGCCGGCGTCGAGAGTGGTGGGGCTATGACCCGCAGATCTGTTGGGCCGACCCCGAGGACTTGCAAGCTCGTCGCGCGCTGAGCATGGAGCACGACATCGGCACGGCCAAGGCTCGAAAGGACATCCGGCAGGGCATCAACGCCGTCAGCGAGCGCTTGGCACCGGACGCTGAGGGAAAGCCTCACCTGCTCGTGCTGGGTACGGCGAACCTCGCCCCGTTCGTGCGGGAGATTGAGGGATACATCTGGCAGACCCGAAAGACCGCCGAGGACCAGCCTGAGAAGCCACTAAAGAGCAACGACCACGCCATGGATGCGGGCCGCTATCTGGCCGTCGGAGTGTCGCGGGTGCTGGGGACGTTGCGGGGCTGAGTCGGCGTAAGTGGTTGACGGGTTGACGTAGACGGGACAATATGCCTGCAATGGCTGACATTGTTCCGTTGACATCCCGTGCGCTACTGCCCCGCCTGTGGTCGTGGGCCCGTGGCCTTGTGGAGCGACCGGAGGAATTCAGCGCAGGTGCAGACTTCGCCGTGGACATCGGAGTACGTCCGACGCTGAGCGCGTCCGAAGCGATGCAGGGCCAGGTCCGTTTCCCGTGGCCCTTCGCCTGCATGCAGGCCCGCAGCAGTGACCTTGCCGGCCTGCACCTCAAGGTCGGGCGCCGGGTCAACGGCACTATCGAGCCGGTCGAGGACTGGCACCCGGTCGAGGACTTGCTCAGACGACCATCGCCGTCGACGTCCGGCGAGCTCATGCGGCGCCAGTGGTACGCCGACTATCTCGCGGGGGACGGCTATCTGCTGGTCCTGCGTGGCACCCTCGGTGGCCCGTCGTCGGTGGTTCGCATGCTGCCGAACCGCACTCGCCCCGTGCCGAACAGCTTCGGGGAGCCTGGGGCCTATGACTACGGCGACAACAGCAAGCGCTATCCAGCCGACACCGTGCTCCACCTGCGCGGCCTGTCATGGCAGGACGGGACGGCGAGCGTCCACGGGACCAGCCGAATCCGCCCGCTGTATGAGGCCCTGAAGGCTGAGGACGCGCTGGAGAAGTTCAACGCGACCGCAGCAGCTAAGGGCCGACCCGACGTCATCATCAGCCCCGGCGAGCAGGGCGAGACGTGGAGCCCCTCGCAGCAGAAGGACATCCGCGAGAACTACACCAAGATGACGGCTGCGGGTGGTGCCCTCGTCAACGGCATGAGTGCCAAGGTAGAGCCCTTGAGCCATACGCCGCGAGACATGGAGGGCAAAGAGCGCCACTTGCTGACCCGTGACGCGACCTTGGCTGTGTACGACGTTCCCGGCACGCGGGTCGGCCTGCCCAACGCCAACTATGCGACGGCGAACCAGTCCATGCGCCTCTATTGGGAGTCGCTCCGTGCCGATGCCCGACTCATGGACGCGCAACTGACCGAACTTGTGCGCATGTACCCCGACAGCGCGGACCTCGTCGTCTACCACGACTTCAGCGAGGTCGAGGCCCTGCAGGCGAGCAAGACCGAACGAGTCACGCGGGCCACCCAACACATCCTGAACGGCAGCACCGTCGAATGGGCATACGCCGAGGAGGGCCTGTCAGCCCCCGACCTTGACCCGCTGTTTGCTGTCGGCCCTGACGTCGGCCCTGACACTACTCCAGGCGTGGACGGCCAGGGTCGGCAGTTCAAGGCGCTGGACGAGTGGTGGTCGCGGGAGTTGCCCGTCAGCGAGTCGTCCCGCAAAGACGCATGGGAGTCCTACGAGAAGGGGCTGCGGTTGCCCATCGAGCGCCGCATGAATCGCGCGGTGCTATTGTACCTGCGTCAGCAGGCCGCCCGCCTCGTTGAGCGGCTCCCCGCGGCCATGGCTGAGGAGCGTACAGGCACGGGGCCGACAGTTACGCGCAACCTCGACGCCATCATTGGCGTGTTGTTCGACCTGGGCGCAGAAGAGGCCGCCATGCGGGCCGTCATCACCCGCCTCGTCACTGAAGCAGCCAGGGCCGGCCACCAGCGCGCCCAACAGCAGGGCCTCGGGTCGTTGACCTGGGAGCCCGCCCGTGCACCTATCAGCCGCCTCATTGACCAGGTGACCACGAACGTCAGCGCCAACACCGCCCGCGACATTCGGGCCATCGTTGAGCAGGGCCTCACTCAAGGGGCCAGCGTCAACGAAATCGCGGACGCCATCATCAACGCGTCAGCCTTTAGCCCCATGCGCTCACTCCGCATCGCACGCACCGAGACGACCCGCGCGGTCAGTGTCGGCACGGAGACCGCCTACCAGCAAGCGGTAGACGCAGGACTCAACGTCAAGCGCCAGTGGCTGACCAGCCGTGACGCTCATGTGCGGGCGACCCACCGCGAGCTCGATGGGCAGACCGTGGACATTGGGCAGGCGTTTCGCATCCCGAGCACGGGTGAGAAAGCGATGGGACCTGGTCAGTTTGCCAGCGCCGCCGAGAGCATCAACTGCCGCTGCGCCATGATTCCAATTGTCGAGGACGACCCAGCATGAACATCACCCGCACTATGACCCTGACCGTCACCAAGGGCGAGGGCACGACAACCCGCGTCATCGCGTCGACCGACAGCGTCGACCGTATGGGCGATGTGGTCGAGCAGGAGTGGAACCTCGACCACTACAAGGCGAACCCCGTCATCCTCCAGAACCACGACTACCGCAGCCCGGTGGTTGGTCGGGCCACCGAAATCAGCTTGGTGAGGGGCCCCGAGGGCTCGTCCCTCGAGATGCAGATCGAGTGGGACAAGGACCCGAGCAACCCGGACGGCCAGCGCATCGCCTCGCAGTTTGAGCGAGGCTTCATGTCGGCGGTGTCTGTAGGGTTTCGTCCTGGCAAGGTCACACCCCGGTCTGACCTCCCCGAAGACCACAAGCACTACGGCGCCAAGGGCTACGTCCTGAGCGCGAACGAACTGCTCGAGGTGTCCGCTGTTCCTGTCCCGGCCAACGCTGAGGCATTGGCCAAGGGCCTCGAGTCGACGCCCGCCCTGAGTGCTGACGATGTGAGGGCCATCCTTCGCGCAGAACTTGCCGACGAAGCCCGAGCCGCTGTCAACGCAGCGAACGCCCTTGCCGGCGCATCTACCACCGACCCGCTCGAGGTTTGGTGGTCCGTTTCCTGACGTTCAACCTTGACGCGGTGCCATTGTCCCGCGTATTGCAACAACAACCCCCCGAGGAGGCCCAATCGTGCCGACTGACATCAACACCCCCGAAGACGTCCG